GGATATGCTGGGTATGTTAGGAAAATAACAAATGCGTACATTTCTGCTTCAAAAATACTACCAGTCCAAAGACTACGCTTCCCTCTATAAGAAGCGGGCTGACATTTGGAATCGCTGTGCTAATGAACCAGGCTTCATCCAGAAGATGTCTCTTGAGGTCTGGAGGAATGACCCAATCGAGTTCATTGAGACATTCGGCTGGGTGATAATCCCAGAGTTCAACAATGCTGTGAAGCCATTGTTCCTGTTCCCTTATCAAAGGACAATCATCGAGAAGATACATAAGGCGGAGCTTTCAGGGGAAGACCATGAAATCCTTGTAGACAAGCCGAGAGGCATGGGTCTGACATGGATTCTTGTCTGGTATCAGCTCTGGCGGTGGTTGTTCACTGAGAACTGGGGTGGATTCAACCTCTCACGAAGCGAGAGTGAGGTAGACAATGGAACCACCGACCCTGGCTCATCATTGTTCGGCAAGTATCGCTGGGGTATCGACCATCTACCACAATGGATGATACCAGAGGGTTTCGTCCCTAAAGGTAAGAAAGGCACTACGACAGATATGATGCTTCGCATCTCGAACCCCCAGATTGGTTCCTCTTTGATAGGCAGTTCCACGAACCAAGGTGCTGGAAGAAGTCGCCGCTATTCCATGACATTCGTGGATGAATGTTTCGCTATAGAGCACTTCCAGTCTGTGTACAGGTCATTGCAGAGTGTTTCACGTGTAAAGGTCTTCGTCTCTACCGTTAAGGCAGGTCGTATTTATCAAGATTTTAAGTCAATGACCGAAGCGGCTGGGAACTATATCTCCCTTACTTGGAAAGACCATCCCTTCAAAGATCAAATCTGGTATGAGGAACAGATAAAGAAAGCCGAGTTTGACCCTGAAGTAATGAAAGAGATAGAAGTCGATTACTCTGTGAACATCAAGTCTCAGTATTATCCAGAGATTCGTAATGCAAAGATAGTCCATGATGTCCAGTATGACAGGACAAAGCCACTATATGTCGGTATGGACTTTGGAAGCCAAGACTCTACTGTCTTGGTATTTTGCCAGTTCAACGGAATCGAGATGATAATTCTTGAGTGTATCCGAAACACTCGCAGGAACTTGGACTGGTACGTTCCGTTCTTGAACCCGACTGTTGTAGAAAACCCCGACCACTATACTCCGTACTTCAGGACAAGGTTGAAGACAATCCAGTCATGGTCTAAACCTGTGGCTTACTTTGGCGAGGCGGCACACTTTCAGAAAGTCATGCCTCTCAACAGGTCGATTGCAGATGAACTGGTTAAGAGTGGTATCAGACTTATCTGCAACAATTATGCGGTGAAATACGAACCCCGCCGTCATGCGACCTCCGAGATGCTCTCCCGCACGGTATTCAACTTCTCCTCTGACGGAGTGACAGACTTATATGATGCAATAGCAAATAGTCGATATGCTGATGCAAACCGCGGCACTTCAAAGGAGAGTCACATGAAGCCAGTACACGATGATATTATCTCGGATTATCGGTCGGCGTTCGAGAATCTTTGTGTGAATGTTGCAAGGATATTCCGTAATCAGCGTAAAGATGTGGTCGATACTTCACAGGAGAATAAGCAGTTTGCAAACCAGATGTTGAAGTATTTACGGGTGTAGTTTATAATAATAAAAACATGAAAAAAACACATTGGACAGCTTATGCAATTAGAGATAAAAGTTGGGATAAAAAAGACAAAGGAGATTCCCTATTCTATGATGCTCGTTGTAAACACATAATGATATTCAAAACAAGAAAACAGGCAGAAAAAGAAATTAAGGAATACTGCGATGAAAATGAATATGTTGCAAGAGTAAAGATAGATATTTATTAAAATAAATAAAATAAACATGCGTAATAAAATTATTTTCGGTCAGGATATGGAAGGTGTTAAGAAAGGTATGGATATGGTTCACAAAGCTGTAACAGGCACTATCGGTGCGGCCGGTAAAAATGTAATGTTTAGAGACTGGTCTCGTGAGCCAGTCATCACCAATGATGGTTACACCATCGCAGAGATGATTAACCCAGAAGATGAAGCGGAAAGTATTGGTGCTGATTTTATGAAGCAAGCTAGTCGTAGGCAGAACTCGGAAGCTGGTGATGGCACATCTTCAGTTATCGCCATAACTCATGCCATGATAGAGAAAGGTATGGAAAAACTATCCGAAGGTGCTAATGCAATGAAACTCAAAAGAGAAATGGTTGAAGCGGTGAATACTATAATTCCGAAGTTACGAAAGTCGGCTCACAAGGTATCGGGGGACAAGGAACTGTTTGATGTAGCAAACCTATCTATGGAAAATCCAGAGAACGCCAGAATTGTCGTAGATGCAGTTAAGAATTGTGGAGAAAGTGGTCGAGTTATGGTTCAGGAATCAAACGCTATCGAAACTTACATCGAAGAAATCAAAGGTATTGAGTTCGGTGGTGGACACATATCTCCATACATGATAACCGATCCGATTAAACAACAGGCGGTTCTGGAAGATGTTCCCGTTCTGGTGGCTGATAAGGAGTTCAACATGATGAAGCAGTTGTTCCCTATTATGGAAGGTTTGAAGTTGAAAGGCATAGATAAGTTGCTCATTGTTTGTCGCGGTGTAATCGGCGAAGCACTTGGCAACATGATTGCAAACATTGAGAAAGGCACTTTCCTCTGTGTGGCAGTTCGGCTCCTTGATGACCCAGAGTTGATGGAAGATATCGCTATAATGACTGGTGCTACAAAGATTAACGAAATAAACTCACCTGATGCTTTGACTCCACAGCACATTGAGTATCTTGGAAAGGTCAAAAGAGTCACTGTTACTAGGGAAAGAACTCAAATAGATAGCGGGTATGGCAAGAAGTCTGATATAAAGGAACGAATCGAATCTCTAAAGAATGATATAAAGTCAAAGGAAAAAGACGGCATTGTCGTGAACAAAGAGAAAGCCCGACTTGCCCAGCTCGATGGCAAGATAATCTATATCAGAGTCGGTGCTCCTACCCAGCAGGAAATGAAGTACACAAAACTCAAGGTTGATGATGCGGTGGCTTCTACTCTGGCGGCCAAACGTGGTGGTGTTGTTGTTGGTGGTGGTCGGGCACTATATGATATTTCTCAGGGAAAGAGCACTACTGATGGTGAAGATGTTGTTAAATATGCCTGTTGTGCTCCAATACACAGGATAATAGAAAATGCCAAGAAAGAACCAAATGAAATCTTGGGTAAATTAAAGGAAGGTCAAGCGTGGAACTCTCTAACCGAAAAGCCAGTTGTAGACTACATCAAGGAAGGAATCATAGACCCTGTGGATATTGAGGTTTGGGCATTGAAAAATGCTGTCTCTACTGCTACTGGTTACCTTACGAGTTTCGCCGCAATTGTGAACATTCCTCCAAAGACGACTTCTCCACAGACCGCATGATAGACAAATGAATAGAGAAATTGTACAATTCCTCCATAAGTGTCATCTAAAATACAAAACTGATGCTTTGTACTTTCCAGATGACGATATTTATTCAATACGGTTTCATGGTCGAGCCGTACAAAATTTCACCTCTACTATTTTTTACCAAATTCCAAAACAACAAAGATTCAATATGATAAGGGACATAATACATCTTGGGGTTGATCATAACGAAGGTGAGAAACATTTAACTAATCAAAGATTCTTACAACAAAATTTTGGTAAGAAAATAAAATAAAACTATTATGCCCCCTTCTGACACAGAGACTTCTAAAATTAAGGTCGAAGATATGATGCAAGCCGATGGCGTAAAGCCGTCACAAAAAGAAATTCAGGCAGTTGCCGATGATTATTATGAGTTGATAACTTGGAAATCCTATCGTTCTGGATTCTCCAGAATGTTTAGGGGATATGATTTTGATTCGTACCTAGCACTTTCAAGAGAGTTGTTTTGGAACTCTATTTCTACAAAGTCTAACGATCTGAAGAGTTTGGAACTTGATTTCTCTATCCCATTCGCCCGCAAGGAAGCTATGGACTTTTTGGCGAAGCTCGTTTCACTCGGTGTCAAACCGAAGATTCAAGGTGATATGCTTGACGCTCTTGGAATGAAAATTCTCAATGGAATATATAAGCGTTGGCACTTCAAGAACAATGAGAAGGTAGAAACTTTCTGGGAATTGCTTTATGGAATAATGAATGGAACAGTTTGTTCTTATGTTGGGTATATGAACCCTGATGTTCAGAGGCGTTATCTATCCTCATACAATGAGGAAACAGGTGAGTACAAGATTGATGTTAAAGACGGAAAGTTTTGGAGTGATGTTACAAAGTGCGTTGTCCCTATTGAGGATATTTATCTACCAAAGATTTATGAACGCAATATACAGAAACAAGGTCGCCTCATCTGGAGAACTCAAATGGACGCTAAAGATTTTTATGCCGAATTTGGACATTATAAAATGGCAAAGTATGTTTTCCCTGGGAATAGGATTGCCGAAGATTCTCTGTATTTCCGACTTCTTGGTGGCACAGGTACTACAACTTCAAACAAGATTGATGTCCTTCGCAAATACGACTGGATTAAAGACGAGTATCGTATAACTGCTGGCGGTATTCTTCTTAATGGTCTAGGAACTGGTGAGGAAACAGAGTTCGCCCCGATGCCGTTTGACCATAAGATGGCTCCTTTCACATGGGGCATAATGAATCCTCTTGATGAAAAGTTCGCCTATGGTCTGTCGGTTCCATTCATGGTCAAAGACCCACATAAGATATTGAATACCGCCTTCAACATGATGGTAGAAAGTGAACTTCGTGCTATTGATCCTCCTGTTCTAACTTCTGATTTGGAAGCTCCTGAACTGATATATGGACAGCATAAAGTTATCGGAGTGAATGACATTGCCGCTTACAAGGTAATGGAACAGACAGAACCTTCTCAAGCGTTCTTTACGATGATAAACTCGCTTCAGCAGAATATGTCCGCCACAGCGAATGGTGGTGCGAATACGGCTGTTGCTTCTAAACAGCCCCAATCATCTCGCGGTGTATCCGAGAACCAACAACTGAAACAAGAAGCCCAAACAAACGCGGTTATGATGTATTACGATATTCTCCGCCAGCGTGTTCTACTTGTTGTGAAGACCGCTCTACAGTTCTATGGACTGGAGAAATACTCACAGTCAGATGAGGCGGCGTATCGCACGATAACGGTCGCTAATGTTCCTCTCTCTTTAGGCGGTATTGGAGATATGCAGATAAACATAACTAACAAGAAGCGTACAGATATAGAACTGTTCTTGGAAGGAATCCGCCAGACCGCAAAGAATGGTAAGAAAGTTGAGGTTGTAGATGTCCCGCTAGAATTCCTTCAGAATGTAGAATGTGAAGTGACTGATATAACTCTTGAACCAGAAAACCAGTCGGAACTTGATAAGCAATCGTATGTAGCTAATGTAATCGTTCCAATGCAAAATTTGTACATACCTATGAAGCTGGCCGACCCAGGCAAGGTTATGATGAGACATCTTGAAAAAATGGGTGAGAGTATTTCAGACTTTGCCACCGAAGATGTCATGCAAGCAATCGCGGGTGATAAACCAGTTCAGGCACAGATGCCACAGACAGGAACTGGCCCGACTGGTCAAGGAAATGTTCCTTCACCTTTAGGAAACGCTATACAAAGTGGCGTAGGACA